GCCAAGCTCAAGGACTGGCGCCGCATCGCAACCCGCTACGACCGATGCGCCCACACCTTCTTCTCCACCATCTGCATCGCCGCAGTCGTCATCTTCTGGCTTTGATCAATGAGTCCTGAGTCTAGGGGCCGAGCGCCTACTTGACCAGCTGAATGTCCTGCGCGTTAGCCTGCAAGTCTTGAATAGGCTACTGAAACAAAGTGGGCCGCAGCGGCCCACGTGCTCTTAAAAAGCTTCATGCCTCCTCCGGCAGGTTGTTCTGTGCGACGACGTGGCGGCCCCATTCATTCCCCAAACGGGACCTTCCTTTTTGAGGCGCGTGTTGCGGCGTTTGTTATTGCTTAAACGTAAACCACGTCGGGAACTGTGAATATGTATCCTCACGAGAGGTGTTATTCAGTAAAAACATTTCGAGACGCATTTCAGAAATAAATCGATCTACGTTCTGCTTTACCAAAGGCCAGTCGTCACTATAGTCGTCTCCAGCAAAGATCCCACCTCGCTTAAGTTTTGGATACCAATCGAAGAATGTCTTGCCACCTTCTTCGCCGGTGTGGGCGTATCCGTCGACATAAATGAAGTCGAAATACTCATTAGGGAACAAGTCGAGTGCAGCGTCGAAGCTAAGCCGGATAATTGAGTTGCGCTCTCGATAGGGCATTAAGCGGCGAATGGCAGCCTTGTACTCGCTGTCGTCGTGACCCCGGTCCCCAGCCCATCGATCGATGCTGTAGAGATGAGACAGCTTTGATTTGATGAGCAACTTTTCAGAAAACAAACCCGTTGCAACGCCCAGCTCGACGCCAACGCCACCGGGTGTCAGCAATTCGGTGATATCGTCCCGCCTCGTGAAGCCTGAAACGACCTCCCGAAGGGAAGTTTTGGTGCCGCTCTTGGTGTTGTGTCCCATCCTGCGAAACCACGAGAATCGCATCCGCCCCTCCGAACTCACGAGCACTAGGTCAATGGCAATGCATAGGACCTGGCCCCATGCGATGCAATCATCGACATCGCGCTGCACAAACCGTCGTAAAGTGTTACGAACCTGACTCGTCTTCGGTATCAGGGCATGTCATCTCCCCACGGGCGCTGGCAGGCTTCGCCTCTGTTGAACTCCCGCCGCGCAGTTCCACATCGACGTGCCGCTAACGAGCCGTCGGAGCGCTGGGACGGGGGGCTTCTATGAATTCTGGTGACGAGTTTCACCAGCCGTTGCGTTATGCATTGGCTGCCCATGTTCCATTTCGCGCGGTCAGAAGGCTGCGATGTTCGCGCAATCTGGTTTCCAAGAATCAGCGACCCGGATCATGCGGGCCTCGATCAAGCCGATATTCCGGTATTGCTGCGAGTTCCGATCGACCGCGATTTCGCCCCAGTAGGCATGGGGACAGACCAAATGCGCCATGCCTTTCACGACGCGATAGATCACTTTGATCCGGATGTTATTCTCGCGTGCACCCCTCATGTCGGCCCTGAAGCGTCCCTTCTGGACATTGCCCCCCTCGGGCCGCGGCGCCCGTGCATCATCGGCCTGCAGCACGGATTCGTTCAGCCATGGGATTACCTGGAGCGCCTTTGGCCATTTGACTACTTTGCCGTGTTCGGCCCCTTCTTCATGGGCGCGATGCCATCTAAGCGAGACCGAATGATATGCGCACCTTATCCTAAGGCAGACGAGATTCGCGGCAGCGGCCTCAGAACGGGAAACAGGGTTCTCTTTGCGGCACAAGAGACCCCGTCGCCAGCCGAACTGCGGCTGTTACTTAAGGCCCTGGAGAATGGAGGTTATCAAGCATCTGTGCGCTCCCATCCCGAGCTTCGCGATGTATTCGCCTCACTTGAACCGGAGTTCGAGTTTCGCGACGAGGGAAAATTCCACGAAGTCGTAAAGGACTTTGATCTACTGATTACCGCGGGAAGCAGCACCGTTATTGAAAGTTTGCTGGCCAACGTCCTGGTTGTTGTTCTGCCGCTACAAGGCGGCGATCAATTTTCGCAATTCGGGATCGTCGCACATGATATCACCGTCAACTCGGTGCGCGACGTGCAATCACGGTATCGGGATAGCAAGTTTGTGGACCACATCCGCTCCCGAATATTAGGATGCGTAGAGTTACTTAAGGGGAAGACCGCCGCCGAATTCTCTACACTGTGATCCGGAGCGCCTTGGAGGAGTGTCTAAGTCGTAAAGTTCTGCCGGCCAATACAGAAATGAAAGGGCGCAGCACACCATGGGACGGGCCCAACGAACAAGCGATTCTCTCCGCATTAGGCCTAAGTGGTTCACTATCGGAATCGTGGGCGCTGTTGGCCAGGATGAAATCCGAAAGTGCAGGGAACTTGCCCGCTATCTTGATTTGCAACACACTGACGTTATTGCAGAAATCGGGCCTGGATCAGGCCTGGTGGCATCTGCCCTTTCGGGCCAAGTACAAGCGGTTCACAGCCTCGATATTCGCTTTGACCTTCAGCGGATCGCACGGGGTGCAGCAAAATCGCCGAATGTGCACTTTCAGTTGATAAAGCCGGGAGACCTTTCGCCTATCGAGAATCTGGGCATCAACAAGATATTCTCTGAAGGCTGCTTCATCACACTGAACTTGTTTGATATCTACATCTACGCAAGGCCGATATTCGATATCTTGCCACCAAACGGGAAATTCGCTTTCGATATATTGAATGCAGACCGTCAGGAGATGTGGACAGAAGCCCCGTGGAAGGCGCACCTCGCGGCCTACGGCCCAAGGCGCCGCGAGCGTCAGCTCCGTATCGGAAACCCTGTTCAGCACCAAGCCCATATTACCACCGACGAAGAGCACGTCGCCCTTGTCGATCGCCGTCTCCCAAATCGTAAACTGGCCGGTGACCGTCGCGGAACCGTTGGTCACTGTGCACGTCGTGTTGAAGCCGGAGCCCGGGATATTGGTGCCGGTGTAATAGAGATAGACGAGCTGTTCGGACGGCATGGTCAGCCGATCCCCTCCCGATCGAGCACCGCTTTGACCGCGGCAATGTCCTTGGCGGCGCGCACGGCGAGTTTCGCCTGCACGCGCTTCAGCTTTCGCTGATAGATTCCCTGCGCCTGGTCGCGCACCTGCGCTGCGAGATCGGCCGGCTTGAGGCGGCGCGCCTTCGCCTCGGCTGCGAATTCCGGCAATGGGTCTTGCCCGTCGAGCACGCGCTGTGCTTGCGCCAATGTCACAGCGTCTTCGCCGGCCAGGCTTTCCGGCCGGTCGGCGGCATAGGCGCGGTCGATGGCTGCCTCGGCCAAAGCCTTGAAGCGAGCACCACACAGGGCTGGCCGCGCTTCTCATAATCCGCCTGCAGAGCGGTGAAATCATCCGCTTGCGCGACATGGACGATGCGGCCGGTCGCGTCGCCCGCGATCAGAATATCCATTCAATTCCCCATCACGTAAGCTTTGAAGGTGCCGCCGACGCCATATTCGTGATATTCGACAAGCGCGCCCTGCCAATCCGGCGAGAACAGCACGCGCGGGTCGAGGTCATCCCCTACATTCGCAGTGTCGGCGACGACCCGGAACTTGTCCGCCGTGTTGAAGAGGACTGAGAGCGCCATCAGGAGGACGGGCCCCGATAGACGACATAGAGAACGCTGGCCGGGCGGTATTGCGCCGGCGGCTGGAGCATGTCCCCGTGAGCCGACAGGCCGGTCGGCGTGACGGTCAAGGCGATCTTATAGGTGGTCTCGTCGAACCACGTGTAGTGGTCGTAATAGCCCCCGTCGGCGGCCCGGATCTTCAAGAAAACGAGCGGGATATAGGGATAGGTGCGGCTGAAAGTCCCCGAACCGTAATAGTAGAACGGCGCGACAGTCGTATAGGACAGGCCGAACTCGCCGGTCTCGATAATCTGGCCGAAGCGCATGCCGGCCATGAGCAGCATATCGGCGGGATTGCCGGAATTGGCATCGAAGCCCGGCCGGCTGATCGCCAGATAGCCGGGCTGCAGGATCACGCGGGTCGCCATCAGTTCACCCGCAAGCCAAAGGCGACATAGGCGATGTTGAAAAAGCCGGCGCGCGTGATGTCGGGATTGGCCGGCGCCGTGTCGTCCCAACGAAGCTGACACGGATTCCCGCCGAGATAGACGAGCTGATAGATCGTGCCCCAAAGCCGCTGGGTCGAGCCGCTCGCATTCTCGGCATACCACCAGGCGCCGGGCTGCTGGACATTGCCGTTGACCGGCGACCACCACACCGCCGGCCAGTAGTCGGTGCCGGGCGGCATGGTGACCACAGCGCCTGGCGCAACCACGCCCTGCGCAATGATGGTGGCGACTTGCCCCCATTCGGTCGAGAAGGACAGGTTGACGCGATCGGCCGGATCGGTGGCGAGGGCATCGACGCCCGGCTTTGACACGAATAGGCCGGTCGGCCCCCACGGGTGGCGTCCCAGAACAACGCGCGCGCTCACTGGATCGTAATCCTGCCGTTGGTCAGCTCGATCCGCATCGAGTTGTCCGGGCTGCGGAGCACGCCCGCCGTCACGTCGCCGATATTGGCGGAGATGGCCGAGAGGCTGTCGGTCTGGATGGCATTGGCCGAGACAGTGCCGTCCGCGACGAGATCGCCGCGCAGCGACACCCGTTGCGCGCCGTTTCGGAAGGCGATCGAGAAGAAATATTCCGGCTGTGTCCCAACGGCGGCGGGCGGCCCGACCAAGAATTTGTCCGTCGAGATGCGGAATTCGTTGACCACCTGCCCCGGCGCGCCGGTTGCGGTGATCGATTCGAAGCCCGACACATAGCCGGCGGAGGTCAGCGTCACCTTGTAGGAGCCGACGAGATTGCCATAGGCGTCCGCCGCGGCCGTGAGGCGCTCGCCGACGGTGATGCCCTCGTTGTCATATTCGGCGACGACATCGAAGCCGAAGATGGCGAGCGCCTTGTCGGAGGTCACCTTCACGGTGGCGATCTGCGTGATCGCGGCCCGCGCCTCGCCGACCGCCTGATCGGCGATGACATGCGCCTCCCCGGTGAGATCCGCCACGTCCTGGATCAGCGGGTTGAATGTGATGAACTTCTCGATGTCGGAGCGAAGGTCATTCTCGTCGAGCTTGATCCGCACGAAGCTGTTGCTGATCTCGATCTCCGGCGCGAGCACATCCACGACGCTCCACGGCCCCGGCAGGCCGTTGACCGTGCGCGGCTGCACCCTCACCTGCAGGTTCGACGGGCTGACGATCGCCTTGAAGAAGGTCGCCGCTCCCTGGAACACCTCGCGCCAAGTCTCGCCCGCGTCATAGGAGATCTGCGCGGCATAGGTGGCAGCACCGGCCGGCGGTTCCCAGCCGACATTGAGCATGCAGTTCGTGCCCTCCTGCCGCATCTGCGCCGAAAGCGTCGTGATGACCGGCAGCCCCGGATTGAGGAAGGTCGGCACGCTCGGCAAAGGCGGCACGTCGCCCTCGTCGATGTCGTACACACGCGGGTCGTCGATGACGGCCTCGATCTCCATCAGGTCGCCATTCGGCGTGCCCTTGGTGACGAGCCCGTGCCACGTCTGCGGCTGGCCGACCGAGAAGACGAAGCTCGGCAGCTCCATGGTCGGCGTGCGCGCGAGGACGTCAGTGATGGTGATGCCCTGCGCGCCCTCGACGGCCGCGAGATCGGCCCCGACAAAGGAGGCATGACTGTCGTCGACGCCGCGCGTCACGCGCACCGGGCCGAAGGGCAGACCATCCTTCGGCGGATCTCGACATAATGGTTGCCGCTACCAGCCCATTGCGGCGCCGGGTCGAGCGTCAGCGTCTTCGTCGCCGCGGCATAGCCGGTGACGCGGCCGGACTGGCCCCAGGTCTGCGGCAGCTCGGATTGCACGGCGATGAGATCGCCGCGCTTGAGCATGCGGCCCTCCAGCTCGCACTGAAAGGTCACCGTCCGCCGTCGGTAGTTGTTGACGGCCGCGAGATGGCGGGCGACGCCCACGGCCTGCTCGCGCTTGGTGATGCCGTCCACCTGCACCGAGGCCGGCTTGACGAGGCCGGGCGCCGAGGGGGCATCGGCGAGCCGCCAGACGCGCTCGTCGAGATATTGCACCACGACGCCGTCGGCGAATTCCTCGTCGAGCAGCCGGCGATTGATGGTCAGCGACCCGCGGACGATCTCGTTGTCAGTAAAGAGCATGCGCGGCAGGGCACGCGGCTCGTCCCGCACCATCGTCATGCGGTCGCCGATGAAGGCCGGATTGGCGCGGACCGGCCGCAACGCCGTCTCGATCGCCTCATAAACCGAGACGGGGTCGGTGAAGACATGATCGAAGGTGTGGCCGATGCCGTCGAAATAAGTGGCATAGATCACGAACGTCTGCAGATCGACATTGGCGAGGTTGAGCCCGGCCGAATAGTCGCTGTTCGACCAGATATCGAGCGCCGCCCAGACGGGATTGCGCCTCGCCTGCTCGGCCCATGCGGTCCCCGTCCACACCGGAATGATGCGCGTCGCGATGGTGCCGATCTTGCGGCTGGAGAGGCCGGAAAGAACGGCATCGGCCTTCATCTTGATCGCCAGCGTGGTGACGCCGGGGAAGCTCTGCGGCCCGTCGATCGAGGCGCGCAGAGCCGACCAGTTGAAAGCGTTCGTGACGGTCGACTTGCCCTAGGGATTCGGATCGCCCTGGAACACGGGCGTCGGCGTGCGCAGGCGGACCATGTAGCGCCCTGGCGGCACGCCGACGCGCTCAGTCACGCGAATCTGGCTGTTCTTGGCGAGGTTATAGGTCTTGTTGAGGATCCCGAACCAATCGCCGATCTGCACGCCGGCATCGTCGACGGGCGCCGCCTGCGCCTCGACCTGCGTCGGCACTGGATAGAGCTTGTTCTGATAGGTGTCGAAATTGCCGGCCGGCCAGACGAGGTCGATGATGAGCTCGCGCGCCAGCGTCCCCGCGGCATTGGCGACGAAACCGCCGATCCAGGCGTTCTGCGGCTTCACCTCCTGGCCGGAGACTTCCGACGCCGTGACCACGTTCACGGGGAAGAGGGTGACCTGATCGCCGGGATTGCAATATTGCAGCTGCACATTCGGGAAGGACGGATTGAGCCCGCCCGCCTTGGTCCACAGCGGCGTATCGTCGATGCGGATTTCCTCGAGGTCGTACTTGCCGCAGCCGATCGCGAAGAGCTGATAGAGATATTGGTCGTCGCCCTGATATTCGCTGTAGGGCGGCGCGCGAGATCCGGCGTGGCGAGACGCCGGCCATAGCCGACCGGGATAGGCTGTAACGGCCGCGCCTGATTGCTGCCGGACGAGATCGAATAGAGATCATCCTTCTGCTCGGACTGGCCACCCGCCTTGGGCTGCATGAATCGCGTGAGCAGGAGCGAGCCACCGGCGACGAGCAGCGCCGCGCCGATACCGGCAGCTGTGGTCCCAGCGCCGAACACCAAGCCCGCCGCCCAGGGGGCAATTGCGGTCAACGCGATGAGTCCAACGACGGCGATGATGGACTTGGTGGTGGAGCCCCCACCGCGGCCCATGCCACCGCGGCCGGGCCGCGACAGGAACACCACGTCGTCGCGCTTGTGCAGCTTCCGGTGCGCCCATTCCTTCACCGGCACCGGCGCGCCATTGACCAGGCAGACCGTCGGCAGGGCCAGGAAATGCCAGCTATGGCGCCGCACGAAACGGGAAATCGTCTCCCGATGCCGCCGCTCGGCTTCCGCGAGCACGACGAAGGGCGTTCCCGCCGGATCGGCGAGTTGATGACGAACAACGGGCATGGAGCGCTCAGTCTGCCTTGCGGCGGAAGAAGGTGATGTTGTGAAAGCCGCGTGCCGGCAACGACATCAGGTCGTCGGCAATCACGCCTGGCCCGTCGTCGGTATGGAGCACGAGCATTTGCCGCCCATCGGCCACAGCCACGCCGAGGTGGAAATCACGCCCTTGAATATTGCCCATCAGCACGAGCGCACCGTCGAAAGGCTGCGGCACCCGTTCCCAGCGCGCCCGCTCGGGATGGCCGAGGATGGCGCGGGCGACCGCGCGCGGCTCGGCCGTGGCGCGGGTGATTGCCGGCAGGGCCTCGCCATAGACCTCACGCAGCACGTGCCGCGCCAGGCCGTAGCAGTCGAAAGCATCGGGACCGTCCGCCCCCACGACGTAGGGGCGCCCGAGCAGCGCCGCGAGGCGCGCGAGGCGATAGGTCATGATTTGCACCGGAGTAGCGCCAAGAAGTAGGATGCCGCGTCACGTTCACGGGGGGACGAAATATGGCGAGAATTCCTGTGTACTGCCCTCATTGCGGAGCAGTCTTTGCATCGAGAGCGATATCTCTGCCGGTGAGCATTGCTCGGCTCACTGTCTTCGACAACAAGGAGACATGCGTAATATGCGGCAGACCGGCCCAATGGGTCGATGGCGTATTCGGCGTTTCAGATAATGTTCTCAAGTTAATATCTGGTCCAGAATTCACACGAGAGGTACTAAGCCGCTTTGCCACATTGTTAGAGTTCGCTCAAAAGCGAAATATTGACCCTGAAACGTTAGAGCAAGAGGCCGGAAAACTAGATCCTCGTCTGGGAACGGCTGTCCATAATCTTCGGGCTCGGCCGGGCCTACTATACGTTGTGATCGGGTTGATTCTGGCCGCGCTGCACAGTTGCGATATGCATATAGATGCCAAGGTGGATCTCAACCAGTTGCTCGAACAGGCCTCGCAGGCCCTAGATCATTTGGAGCAAACGAAATCACCCCGGAACGATGGATCAACGCCGGCTGATGGGCGGTAATCCTGCTCATCATCACGACACCGCCAAGAGCGAAGGATATTCGTCCGAGGTGTAGAGCCGGCGCAGGAACTTGAGGTTCTGCGCGCTCGCCACGGTCACATTGCCCGATACCGTCGTGCCGGATGACGTCACCTCCCGCATGACGAAGCGGAATGGCCCGAAGGCGACCGCCGTCGGGTCGGTCGACAGATAGACGCGAAAGATGCAGACGAGCTCGGTGTAGATCGTCTCGGCGACATCGAGATATTGGTCGATCTCGCGCCGGATGTTGTCGATGGTGAGAGACGCCGATGGCGCCTGCCCCTCTTCAAATCCCGGAAACTCGAATTTGAACGGGATTGCTTTGAAGAGCACAGCCTGCCCCGCCTGCAGAGGGGCGCCGAGGTCGAGCGTCAGCACCTTGTCCGCGAGCTGATTGACGGCGCGGATGGCGATCTGCTGGCCGTTCTCGATGAAGGCCGGGTGGTGGAACTCGAGCGTCAGCATCTGGACGTCGTCTTTAGGGTTCGACGCCGTGTTGATCGCAAATTCCGGAGTCCAGAAGTCGACCATCAGAGATCCCGCACGTCGAGGCTGAAGGAGACGAGCCGCTTGCCGCCGACGCGCTGCATCTTCACGGCATTGGCGCCGCCGATGATGCGCACGGTCTTGGTTGCGCAGGCGGTGCCCGTGTAGACCGGCATGGTGAACTCGGCCGCGCCCTGGCCGAGATCGGTCATCATGAAGGCCTTGAAGATCTCATATTCCGCCACCGTCATCAGGATGGCGTAAGGCGTCACCCCGATCACATCGACGAACTGCCGCCGCGCGCGCACATTGCCGCCGTCCATGTCGGTTTCGAGCAGCGGCCGGGCGTGCTGGTCGATCGACCACGAGGACGACTGCGGCTTGCTGGGGACGTCAGCCGGCCAGGAGGGAATTGCCATCAGCGCCGCCCTCCCATCCCGTTGACGTTGTACATTTTCTGAAACTGCCGGGCGAGCGGGCCATTGCTGGCGAAATCCTTGGCGACGACATCCTTCACCATCACGTCGAGCCGCGGGCCGTTCGGCGTCTGAGTCGTCCGCTGCTCGATATCGCTGCCGTTCTGGTTGATGACGTTGACCTGGATCGCGCCCCCTCCCCGCGCCGCAGCGCCGCGCGGGATAGAGGGCATCGCGGGGCCGACATATCCCCCATCGGCATAGCCTCGCCGGAGCGCTTCGAGATTGCCGACGCCTATCTTGCGGGTGGCGGCGGCGTCAAAAACATACTCGCCCTTATGGACGACGCCGGCCGGCTGATACTTGCCGCCAGGCCCGGTATAGCCGCCGGTCGCGTAGAGCCCGCCCGAGCCGCCGGCGATCGTGGCGCCTGCGCTGCCGCTCGATCCGCCGAAGAGGCCGCCCAGCGCCCCAATGAGGCCGCCGGTCTTGCCTGCGCCTGCGGACGTGCCGAAGAGCCCCGCGAGCGGCCCCTGGCCGAGCAGCGCGGCCTGGAGAGCGGCATCCCCAATCGCCGAGACGACGCGCTTCAACGCATCCTCGACCGTCGCCGAGCCGGTGACCACGTCCGAAAAGAAGCTGGAGAGGTTTTCGCCGATGAACTGCTGCAGCTCGTGAAACTGCTGCTGTTTGTCCCGGGCATCCTCCAGCGCCTGCGCCGCACGGCCATAGGCCGACGTCAGCTCGTCGATCCGCTGGCGCGCCTGCGAATCGACCGGCACCCCTTCCTTGTCGACGGCGAGGCCGGCCCTCTTCGCATCGGCATAGAGCCGCACCGTCTCGGCTGCCTTCTCCCGTGCATCCGTCGTCTGATCGAGGCCTGCGCGCTCGGCTTCAAGCGCCGCAATCTGCTCGCGCGTGCTGTCGAGCGAGCGCTGAAACCGCTCCGGCGAGCGGCGTGACGAGCCGGAGCCCGAGCCACCGGCACTTTTCGCCGCTGCCGGGAAGTCTTTGATGGAAACCTTCTTGGGCGGCGGTGGCGGGGGCACAACCGGACCGTACACTTCGCCCGGCGCAAGCTTATGCGTGCTCCCATTGATCATGGCGCCGAGCTCGGCGCCGAGCGCGCCCTGCGTCTTGTTATCGCGGGGGATTTTCTGCAGATCGGAGATGATGGGCAGGCGTGATCCGAGCAGACGCAGTTGCTCGGCAAATTCCGCGACCGATCCCGACGCATCAGCGATGGCCTGCGGAATCTTGCTGATCGCCGACGCGATGCCATCGATCGCATGGGCCGTGACGGCGGAACTCTTCGTTACATCGTCGAACTGGCCGACAACCTTCACCACCTCGGTCTGGAGGTTCTGCCATGCCTGGCCGACGGTGCCCGTTGTGCGGCTGGCCTGCTCGGCGAGCGTCTGGGTACCGGCGAGCGTGGCGCGGAAAAAGGCCTGCGACGAGACCTGCCCGGACTTCACGAGCTGGGTGAGCTTGGAGACCGAGCCGCCGGCTTCCACCAACCCGCTGGCCGTGGCCCGCAAAAGAACGGGCATGCCGTCGAGCAGCGAATTATATTCCTCGGCCTGCGCCGACCCGAAGGGCTGTCAGTTGATCGATGACTTCGGGTGCGACCACCCTCAGCGGATCAGCAAAACGCGCGCAGCCATTGCGAGGGTCGTCGACAGCCTCACGGCCAAGACACCCGAGCCGCAGGCCGATCTCGTCGAGCGGGCGCGCAAGGTCATCGAAAGCGTTGATGACGGCGGCGGCTGGCATCCGACCGCACTTGCAAACGCCATCGCCGCCTTCGCCGAGCAAGAGCGCGCGGCGCTGGAGAAGATGGTTGCCGCTCGCGACGCGCAGCTCACCGAAGAAATAGCCGCCACCCAAAGCATGGCCGGTAAGCTGTTGGCAGAGACCGAGCAGCGCAAGGCTGCAGAAGCCCGCGCCGAAGCCGCGGAGAAGGCGCTGGCGCCATTCAGCACTTATCCCGAATTCGTCGATGCGAAGCAGTGGGACGACGACAGCGATGTCCAACTTAAGAATGGGATCACCATCCTCGCCACCGTAACCGTCGGCGACCGCCACGGCGTCGTCGCCAAGGTGCCTGGGCGCACCGCCGTCAAGGCGAGCAGGCGCATCGCGAGCTTGGTCACCGGATGAGCCGGGGTCGCGTCCACCCGCCGCAAGACCTCGCGAGCCTTATCAAGATCGGTAATCGCGGGTTGCCGTCCCTTGACAACTGGCGCCATGGCACGCTGCACGATGGCGGCCGGGTCGGCGTCGGCGCGCCCCGAGGCAATCGCGAAAACAAAGACGTGTAA